TGGAAGATATGAGATTGTTGAAGTAAAAAAACCCGAACCTGATAGGAGTCAAGAAGATGGAAAAGTTTGAGTTATTTTGGGCAGCATGGCCTAAGTCGTTCAGAAAAGGCGGTAAGTCTGCTTGTTTAACAAAGTGGAAAAAGTACTATTGCGAGACTTGTGCAGACCAAATCATCAAACACATAGAGTGGATGAAAACAACCGATGCCTGGCGAAAAGACGATGGTGCTTTTATTCCCGCACCTTTGGTCTATCTAAACCAACAACGATGGGATGGGGCTGAGATTCCTGAATCATTTGGGATCAAAGTTGAAGTCCAAATTGATCCTGCCCTTGCCAAGATTGAGGCTGACAACAAAAAGGCCGTACCTATGCCTGAACACATTAGGCAAGCAATGGCTCAATTAAGGAATAAAGCATGAACAAGATTGAATTTGGTGATTGCCGAGAAACTATGCGTAAATGGGCAACACAAGGCGTTAAAGCTCAAACTTGTGTAACTAGCCCTCCTTACTATGGTTTGCGAGACTACGGGCATGAGGGTCAAATAGGCCATGAAGATACACCCGAAGAATTTATAAAACAACTGGTTGAGGTTTTTAGATGTGTTTGGGATGTCCTTGAGGATGATGGCACTCTATGGGTCAACATTGGGGATAGCTACTGCAATACAAATGGTTTTGCCAGAGCAAGCCCAGAATATCAGCGTGAAGGCAGAAACAATATGCCAGCGAATGACAGGAAGCTAGACAAATTACACGCAACTGGACTGAAAACCAAAGACTTGATTGGCATACCTTGGATGCTTGCATTTGCACTCAGAGCAGATGGTTGGTATTTGCGTCAGGATATTGTTTGGAGCAAACCTAATCCAATGCCTGAGTCTGTTCAAGATCGTTGCACCAAATCTCACGAATACATTTTCTTGTTAAGCAAATCCCACAAATATCATTTTGACCATGTTGCGATCAAAGAGCCTGTAAAAGAAGATTGGGGTACTAGGGATAGGGCAAATGGTAAGTACCACAATGAAGGAACAGGTTTACAGCCCCATTCTGGATTAGATAAGTCTTATGAAATGGCAAATAAACGAAGTGTTTGGAATGTCAGCACAAAGCCTTATTCAGGTGCGCACTTTGCAGTTTTTCCAACAGAATTGATTGAGCCTTGCATACTTGCTGGCGCACCACTTGGAGGAATTGTTTTAGACCCATTTATGGGGTCAGGAACTACCGCACAAGTAGCGCAAGACCTTGGGAGACAGTACATAGGGTGCGAATTAAACCCTGCCTATGGGAAACTTCAAAAGAAACGTACAGCTCAAACATCATTGGATTTCGCATGAGCCATGCAGACGCAATGAAACTTTTGGACAGAGTAAAAGAGGGTGTTCCTTACCCACTTCATTTGATAAACACAGCACTGGAGTTAACTGGTGACTTGGAGTAGAAGAAACATTCAAGGCCCAAGCGATAGAGTAATCCTAGAGCAAGCCGAGGCGAGAGAGCTTTATCGGAATTGGGAAGGAAGTAAAAATCGTGACCTTATCAGGGCGAGACTTGAGAGAGCCGAAAGAATCTATGGCATTGGTGCAAGAGATCGCATAAGGGAATATATGAATCGAATCAAAGATGGGACACTTCTATGACTTTCATGGTGACTTTTAAGTTGGATGCTGACCCTGTTGGCAAACAAAGAGCAAGATACGCTAGGCGAGGAAACTTTGTCCAAACTTACACCCCTGACAAAACAAGAACCTATGAATCTTTAATCAAAGAAGCCGCTACAGAAGCAATGGGAAGTTCTGAACCACTGGAAACCCCTGTAAATCTGTATCTCTACATTCGAGCACCTATCCCCAAGTCTTACTCTAAAAAGAAAGTAGCAGACTGTTTAAACGGCCTTGAGAAGCCAATTAAGAAGCCTGACGCATCTAATGTGCTGAAGAGCGTAGAAGATGCCATGAATGGAGTTGTTTACAAGGATGACTGTCAAATAGTCAACTTTCATGTTTCGAAGGTTTATTCAAGTCAATCAGGAATAGATGTGTGCGTAAAAGAATGCTTGGATTAAGGGTTTATCCCTATTCAAAACATTCCAAAATAGGAATAACATTTAATTTTTAACAGGAGTTACATCATGGAATCAACATGGGAATTTGACACCACCATAGGTGCGGGTAGCGAGATCGTTACAGTCGTTTATGAGTATTCATCAGACGAGGATGGCACTTACAACGAGTCCATAAAAGAGGTTTGGTTTGAGGGCAAAAACGTCATTGGGCTATTTTCTGATGAGCAGTTTAAAGAGATGGAGTGTGAGGCGGCAATGCGTTTTCAGCACCATAAACTCAACTACAAGACTGAGGATGTATGAACGAACCCACCAAAGCAATCCAATTCCTGATTGACACTGCACCACTTTATGCCAAAGCGAAGGCCGACAGGATGTTTTTAGAGGAGTTTCGCAAATCACGCAAGGCTCAACTGGCGAGTCAAGCGGGAACAGAAGTTCTTGGAAAACAGGAAACCTTTGCTTATGCCCACCCTGAATACATCGAAATACTTGAGGGAATCAGGGAAGCCGTGGAGAAGGAAGAGCGTTTTAGATGGCTCATGACAGCGGCACAAGCAAGAATTGAGGTGTGGCGAACAGAGCAATACTCTGCCCGTATTGAGCAAAAAGCCACCCAATGAACAACAAGTTGAACGCAAAGGAGAGGCTACACCTTGCAAGGGTTAAAGGTCTGCCGTGTTCAGTCTGTGAAGCATCACCACCAAGCGAAGCCCACCATTACAAACAAGGGCTTCAATACACTTGCATCGCCCTTTGTGTAGATTGCCACCGCAACCCAGTGATGGGATGGCATGGTCAACGAAGGGCATGGGCTATAAACAAGATGGAAGAAATAGACGCACTGAATGAAACCATCCGCAGATTGTGCGAGGAAATGCCCACCAAAGGCTCTAATAGCCCGTTCTAGGCGTTTTTAAGCATGGGTGAATGGGGTAATCGGGTAAAATGCCTTAAATGGCAATTAAACGCACTTCAAAAGCACATAGAAATGAACTGCTCAAACTATATGGGCATAGGTATGAACGCCATTGGAGTGGTCGACCAGGTTGTTTTTATTGTGGTGATAGCTGGTCACAATTTGACCATTGCCCACCGATTTCATGGTGTGACGCAAAAGAGTTTAAATGGTTTAAAGAACGCAAAATCGGGTTTTATTTGGTTAGTTGCTGCTCAGAATGTAATCGAACATTATTAGATCGAGCGTTTTTTACCTTGCAAGAGAGAGCAGATTACATACGCAAACGATTAGAAGCCAAAAGCGAGCGCATAACACTTTGGAATAAAGAGGAAATCGAGCAAATGAGCGACAGATTTCAAAAAACCATAGTAGCCCGTCAATCAATTCAAAATACCCTCTTAGAGCGCCTATGGTTTGCTCAGGAACTACAATTCAGAGCAGAAGATTTCCCCATATAGCCAGACGTAAAAAAACCCTCCGTAGAGGGCTTTGGGGTTTATCGTTTTCCTGAGAGTATTCGCAGAACTAGGGCAATGCAAGCGTAAATCATTCAAACCCCACAAATTCTAAAGCTTCAAATTTGCAAGCTTCAACCTGATCAACCGATAACCCGAAGGCTATTTTTTCGGCTAACTGTGAAGCTTGATCTGCTTTTTTATCATTGGGAGCGGTAAGGGCTAAAATTAAACACTGGGTTAATGCTTCAATTTGTGACATATAAGCCCTTTAAATTTGTTTTAACTTGATCACACGGGCCATTTTTTGGCCATGCGCTGGATATGCAATCAAGGGCACATCCTTAGACCAGCAAGCTCGGCATCCGTTACAGTTACCCCCATGCAAATAAGCTTCGCACAATTGAACCCCCTCCCTTGCTTGAAATGTGGCAGCATCGGGGCCAATAACAGAACCATGCAAACCCTCGATATATTCACCCTGAATAGAATCGCTGGAAAACCTGACCTTAACATTGGGCAAAGCTTCCATTTGTGCGAAAACATGAGCAAATTTGGGGAATTTGTGCATTCTGGTGGGCAGCCAATGGTTCACCCATGGGGTTTGTATCATTACTTCCAAGATTTTCTCAGCAAGGCCAAGGGTGTAAACGTCCCCAGAATCAAACCAGCGAAAATACCGATCTTGATCTAGTTCGCTAACCATATCGGAAACCCAATCTAACCGCTGCCAATCTTCCCGATTAGACAATCTAGGCGCTTTCACATTAGGGTAATTGTAATTTCCCGTAGTGGCATAACAGCCCTTGCAAGCATCCACCAATTCACCTGGTGCAGCCCATGAGCCAGGACAAGTGTCTAAAGCTTGCAATGACCATGAGCGGGCATTTAATTTTGAAGTTTGAGATATTTTGATCATGTAACACCTATTGACAGTTAAAAATACAATTCTAGGGGCGCAAAACCACTAGTAAATCAGTGAAAACCCTAGTTATTTGACCAAAACGTCAAAATAATGCAAAGCCCCTATGCAAAGCATTAGACCTATTGCAATAGCTGTGAGATAGTCTAAAAGAGTATTTTTCATTATGCGACCTTGATTGTGAAACTGTCAGCGGTTAAGGTTTTATCCATGAAATAGCCCTTGCGAACGTATTCAGGTGCATTGCGATCGATCCAGTTTTGAGCACGTTCTAATGTGTCGCAAATAGCGTGAACGGCTAAGCGGTTTTGCTTTTCGATAACTAAGAATTTCATTTTTAAACCCCAGCTTTGTATTGTGAATATGAACGGATAGGGCTACGGCGGTTTGTATGCTTAGCCTTAAGGGTTAAATTGATCCCGTTAGCATCGCAAACCCGATACAGTGTGCCTAGATCGCAATCCTCCTCTAAATAGGCGCTATTCCCTCGCATATAAGAATAGTGGCTTATCTGGTCGGCAATACCTAGATTTTTAAGTGTGTCAATTTTGACGGATACCCAGCCGTGACCTGGATCAGTGAAATAAGAGAGAGATAAGCTTTTCATGTCATTTACACCTATTGAACCCTAGAACCCGCTAGGACGGAATAGATAGAGTAGCAACAAAAAAGAAAAAAAACATAGGGACAAACCCTAATAAAGTACAATTTATTTAAATTATTTAAAGGGATGCCATGGCAAGGCCGTCAACACCAGATACCCGATACTTTCAGCGAACACTAACAGCCCCAGAGAAAATGATTCTATTGGCAGCTGGTGAGGGTAATCTAATAAAGGGATTCGCTAACGTATTGGCGCTCTACCAGGAGGCTCACAATCAAGGATACCGCCCCGATATGGAAACGGGTTATTTAAAAATAGGTCGCGCAACAACTAACAGCCCCAATTCAAGTGAACCAGTAAGGGTAGATAGAGAGAACGTATAAGGGAACACAATGACTAACAGTAAAACAAGTACCATGGAAAAGCAGCCGCCGTCTCTTACACACTTAACATAACAACTTAACATAACGTGGTAAGGGTAAACCCTATGCTGTATGCCTGGTCAGTACTGTATAAAAAGACATGAGGGTAAACCCTAGGAGATGTATGGGGGGGGAGGGGGTAGGTTGGGTTGGTAGATATTTGTGTACCCACCATCCCTCAGAAAAAGCTAAATTGACAATTCCAAGGAGAACCAATGGAACAATTGAAAAGAGGAAGAGGAAGACCAAAGGGAAGCGTCAAGATGACCATACAGAGGTTTGCTGACAATCCACCCCTTGTACTACCTAAGACAGACCATCAACGTCTCAAAGAGCTTAAAGAGCTAATGATTAGGTCTGGAGGTAAGGATGTGGCTCAGAAGGTTATTGAGATAGCCCTTAATGATGAGCATCCCCATCAATTGGTAGCTTTAAAGATGTGTCTTGATAGGACTCTTCCTGTTTCTTTGTTTGAAAAGGATAAGTCTCAGAGGAGTGCTGTAACCATCAATATCACTGGTTTGGGACAAGAGCCAATGGTAGTGGATGCTAACCCTGATGCAGAAGACGTAGAGGCTAAATATGGCTGATCTGAACTTCTCTCTACTTCCTTGGCAACAAGAAGTCTTCAAAGACCAAACAAGGTTCAAGGTTGTGGCTGCTGGGCGTAGATGTGGAAAGAGTCGTATGGCGGCAGTTACCCTACTCATTGAAGGACTCAAGTGTCCACAAGGCTCTGCGGTTCTTTATGTTAGTCCCACTATGGGACAATCAAGACAGATTATCTGGGATTTATTGCTAGACCTTGGCAGAGAGGTTATTCAGAGCAGTCACGTTAACAACCTAGACATTACCCTGATAAACGGAGCTAGGATATACGTTCGTGGTGCGGATAGACCTGATACCCTCCGTGGAGTTAGCTTGACCTATGCCGTTCTAGACGAGGTTGCGGACATTAAACCTGAAGCATGGGAACAGGTCATTCGAGCAAGTTTGTCTGATAAACGGGGGAGAGCACTGTTCATCGGAACTCCTAAAGGCAGAAATTGGTTCTATGACACCTTCAAACTAGGTGAGTCAGAAGATGACCCTGATTGGAAGTCATGGCACTTCACCACTGCTGATAACCCCTTGATTGACCAAAAAGAGATAGATTCTGCCAAGAAAACCCTGAGTACCTTCGCTTTTAAGCAAGAGTTTATGGCTTCGTTTACCAATGCGGGTTCTGACATCTTCAAGGAAGAGTGGATCAAATACGGGGTTAAACCTGAACATGGAAGCTATTACATTGCTGTTGACCTAGCAGGATTTGAGGAAGTTGCCAAACAAGCCGCCAACTCTAAGAAGCGTCTGGACGAGTCTGCTATCTCAATCGTTAAGGTGACAGACGATGGGAAGTGGTTTGTTGAGAAGATTGAACATGGACGTTGGGACATCCGAGAGACCGCCTCCAAGATACTCATAGCTATTCGGGACTACCGCCCTTTAAGTGTGGGGATAGAGAGGGGGGCGTTAAAGAACGCTGTTTTGCCCTATCTGAGCGACTTGATGCGAAAGAACAACACCTATGCTCACATCGTGGATTTGACCCACGGGAATAGAAAAAAAGCAGACAGAATCATCTGGGCTTTACAAGGTAGGTTCGAGCATGGCAGAATTGTGTTAAATTCGGAAGAAGATTGGGATGAGTTTGTAGACCAGTTAATCCTGTTCCCTGCTCAAGGAGTCCATGATGACTTGCCTGACTCCCTCAGTTACATTGACCAACTGGCTGTTACATCTTACATGGAAGAAGATGACAGTGAGGATTGGCAACCTGTAGATATTATTAGTGGGGTATAAGAATGGATGCGGCTTTAACAAAGATTTTGCAAAAGGCTTCTGATAACCCAGAGTATCAGACGCTTGCGAATTACTTGATGAGCCGTAGATCAATGCCTCAGATGCAAAGAGAGTTTCTTGGGGACAATACTTTTGGTTCTTTTGTAACGCCAGGTCTTTTTAGTTCTGGGAAAGTGCCAGATAGAGGCATTCTAAAAGTAAATAGGTTTTCTGAATACCAAGACCCAAGTACAGTTGTGCCTACAGTTACACATGAAATGACTCATGCCGCTGAAAGACAATTGATTAAGCAGTATTACGAAGTCAAAGCAAAAAGAGATAAAAGTGAGCTTGAAACGCAATTTATGAATAATTTTCAAAAGATTATTGGCTCTAGTAAACCAGAGATTGCAAATTGGTTAAAAAGTGTTGCTCCTGATTTTGCCAAACAAGGTGAAGGCTATAGGTCAACAAGTACAGAAGGATTGGCATTTGGATTGCAAAATGCTGCATTTGAAAATACTGGATCACAAAGATTTGCCCCAGAGCATATTGATCCTACAATCGCAACATCTTTAATGCTTTTATTAGACCAAGCTCAAAGAGTACAAAATCAACAACCTGCTTCTCAAGGTAGGTAAAGGACAATCATGGAATTCCAAGAACCTAGCGACTCAGACAAAGAGATAGTTAACTTTGTTGTCAACCATTGTGATAGATGGAGGGATTGGAGAGATGTCAATTGCCTATCTGATTGGCTTGAGTACGAGCGTATCTTCAATGGTGAATGGGATGCCCAAGATAAGACCCGTGAGTCTGAGCGTAGCCGTATCGTTACCCCCGCTACCCAACAAGCCGTAGAGACACGCCATGCCGAGATCATGGAAGCCATCTTTGGTCAGGGTGAGTTCTTTGACATTCAAGACGATATTCGTGATGTAAATGGTAGCCCCCTAGATGTTGCTGCCATCAAAGCACAACTGATGGAAGACTTCAAAGTAGACAAGATTCGCAAGTCTATTGACCAGATTGAGCTACTTGCTGAAATCTATGGTACGGGCATCGGTGAGATTGTTGTCAAAACAGAGAAAGTCTTTGTTCCCGCTACTCAGGCAATACCTGGTCAAATGGGACAAGCCGCTATCGGTGTAGTAGAGCAAGATCGCATTGCAGTCAAGATTGTTCCTGTTAACCCCCGTAACTTCTTGTTTGACCCCAATGGAACATCTATTGATGACTGTATGGGCGTTGCTATTGAGAAGTATGTCTCTATCCATAAGATCGTTAAAGGTCAAGAAGAAGGCATCTACCGCAAGGTAAAGGTCGGTACTGACTCGATGGATACAGACTTAGAGCCTACACAAGAAGTCTCCCAGTACGAAGACGACAAAGTTAAACTTTTGACTTACTATGGTTTAGTTCCTAGAGAGTATCTTGAACAACTGGAAAACGAAGAAGATGGCGAAGTAGAAGACTTATTCCCTGAAGACAGTATTCAGGATGAGTATTCTGATCTGGTTGAGGCTATCGTAGTGATCGCCAATGATGGTGTTCTTCTCAAAGCTGAAAAGAACCCATACATGATGAAAGACCGCCCAATCCTTGCTTATCAGGACGATACAGTTCCTAATCGCTTGTTGGGTCGTGGCACTGTTGAGAAGGCTTACAACTCACAAAAAGCCATAGATGCCCAAGTCCGTTCACACTTAGATTCACTAGCTCTCACAACTAGCCCAATGATGGCTATGGATGCTACAAGACTCCCAAGGGGTGCTAAGTTTGAAGTAAAGCCAGGCAAGGCTATCCTGACAAACGGCAATCCTAATGAGATTCTGTTCCCGTTCAAGTTCGGTAATACAGATGGTTCTAACCTGACAACTGCCAAAGAGTTTGAGCGTATGCTTTTGATGGCAACAGGCACTCTTGACTCTCAAGGAATGGTTACTGCTGTCTCCAGAGATGCGGGTCAGGGCGGTATTTCGATGGCTACAGCCTCGATTATCAAGAAATACAAGCGTACCTTGGTGAACTTCCAAGAGGATTTTATGATCCCCTTCATCACCAAAGCAGCCTACCGCTATATGCAGTTCGATCCAGAGCGTTATCCTACTGTGGACATGAAGTTCATTCCTACGGCAGCACTCGGTATCATTGCTAGAGAGCATGAGCAACAACAATTTATTGCGCTCCTCCAGACTCTTGGCCCTAATACACCTGTTTTGCCTATCATTTTGAAGGGCATCATGGCTAATTCTTCTCTGTCAAACAGATTTGAGTTGATCGAGATGCTAGACAAGATGGCTACGCCTGATCCACAGGCTCAACAAGCGGCTCAGATGCAACAACAATTGGCTATGCAACTGGCTCAAGCACAGATTGCTGTTCAAACTACACAGGCAGAGCAGAACAAGGCTGAAGCGCAAAAGTTATTGACTGAAGCGCAATTGATGCCTATTGAGTTGCAAGCTAAAAGCATGGCGGCTAATACCAAAAACCTCCCTACTGATGACGCTTTGGCTTCAAAAGAGTTTGATAAGCGTGTCAAAGTTGCTGAATTGATGCTTAAAGAAGCGGATATTCAGAATAAAGCTAAGATTGTTGAAAAGCAGATGACTAGACAATGAATCCAGAACTTCAGAAGTACTACGAAGAGCGTTTCTCCATGATGTCCACTCAAGGGTGGATAGATTTAATGGAAGATGTTGACAAAATGATAGAACCTTTAAATAATATTTCAACAATTGTAGATGAAAAAAGTCTACAATTCAGAAAAGGCGAGTTATCTATACTTATTTGGCTGAAAAACTTGAAACAAGTCAGCGAAAGAGCATTTGAGGACTTAAATGAGAAGAATGTATGAATTTGCCT